ATATAAACATCCATATCACGGTCAATGATGATGGATACAATGAATGGTTAAAGGAAAAAGAGTGATGGAAGATTTGATTGAATTTATCGGCACTTTTTGGCTGTTGTTTATGGCTGGCAGCGTGATGCTTATTATGGCCGCTTGGATGTGGGAAGCGCTGCGTGACACATTTGATGGGATGCTGTGATGGTCGGTGCAACGGATCTTGAAAAGGCGCACATGCAAATCCGGTGGCTGAAGCGCGATTTACGGCAAATATGCGTCAAAGCGTGGTTCACAAGCCCTAAGCTAAAGAAAGCGCAAGAAAATGTGCCAAACTATTTTATTGATGAGCATGGTTTGACAGAGAAAGCTATCACTGAGGCTTATTTTTTAGGCCGACAAGATGGGCGGTTAACTATGGCACAAGCTATTGTGAAACGGCTCGGTCCAGAGGAGGATGAAGATGGCGAATCAATTTGACTGGGACGGCAAAGGTGAACGGCCCAAGTATGAATACAAGATGTCTGAAGAAGCGTTGAGCATGAATCGTAATGCTACCCCAGAAGAGAAAGAGCTGTTTTTGCGGTTGCAGAAGATCATATACGAAGGAACTTGCATGATTGAGGACAATTTAATCAAACAGGAGAAGAAACATGGAAATTTTACAGATCATTGATCAGCCAGATGGCGGTGCCATTTTGGAGATTGAGTTGACGAAAGAAGAGCGTGACGCGCTCATTGAGTATGCGCTGATTGAGGCGTTCAAGCGCTTGGTTGGGATTGATACCAAGTGATTCGATTAGTAAAGTAGGCAATAGAAAGCCCGGCGAGTAATCTCTAACCGGGCTTACTGAACCAAACTGTTTGTCTTGGCGGGTAAACAGGTTCAGCACAAGAGTTGTAACGCGAACAGTCGCGGACATCAAGTGCAAACGTCTCCTGCCATGTGAATAGTCGTATCGGGAGGTAGTCCGGCAAAAGCCGATCGAGCTGCCACTGGTACGGTCCAAAATGGTTCAGTGATGAGGTTTGCCATGAACCTACACCACATGGCTAAGACGCTGCCGTTTTTCACCCTCCGGCGGTCCCGATGGCTAAACAGCTTAGGGAGCAACACAGGTCTACATACCCCTCAGATTAGCTGCCTCAAGCGGCTAGGGAGGCGCTCTGGCCAAGCGATAGGCGGCATAACCGTCACGGCACCTGTGCTATACAGCGTCATGTGTTTCCCTCAAGACCGTTATCCTGCTCATCGTCCACAGATGGGAGGGAGGGTAGACGGAGGGCGGAGCTGTGCAAAACGTCCGGCCAGACAGACAAAACGGCCAAATCGGTGTAAAATGTTCAGCATGTTAGACAATTCGAGCTTAAAGGGACCAAATGTTTAAGTTCATTAAACGGCAATGGCTACGGCTCAAACAATCTTGGAACGCCTTCAAACGTGAATGGCGCTTCAATCATGTCGATAGCACTGACCATCTCAAACAAGACAAGTCTTTTGTCATCATGGGACTGGGTGCCCTTCGTGGGCGGTTTTACGATCCAAGCTTTGTGCATGACGAGTTTGAGTTGTACCCGCCATATCGTGGGCAAGCACTAAATCGGCTCAATGGGCATGCATTTACGCTAAAGCATGCTTATTTTGACGACAAAACGGGCAATATTCGGTACTATGAGAAGCCACAAAAGATCGACGGATGGACTGCGGTGGATATGGAATGGTTTAAAGATTACGAAGACATCGGCAAAAATGTTTCACGTGAAACAAATGGAGAACGCTAAATGATCAACAAACGTCAATTTCTGCTTGGAGCGGGGTCAGTACTGGCCGCGTCAACTTTGCCTGCCTTAGCCCATAAGAATGCGGATGGAGTGGCACTGAAAGCCATAGAGCACCCAAAGCCATTCTTTGAGGTGCTTTACCTGCCATTAGAGAAAGCTACACGCTTCTGTGACACACCATGTGCGTTATATTGGGAACTCTCAAATGGTAATAAGGCAGGAACTCGTACATTTTTTGGCCGGTTTAACTACATATTCAATGATGACGGGACCAATCAAGTCGGTTGGAAGCTCAATGTGGATGAAAAGGTTTCATTCGCTGCCCAACAGCTAAATACCGCCACTGAAGAGCAAAAAGAGTATGTTAAGAAAGATTACCAAGTAAACGGCATGACTGTCGCTGAAATGCCAGAGGCAATGCTAAGGAACCATTTACGCATGCTTGACGAACATGGACCAATGAATGCCAAAGACATTGAGTATTGGATTGAGTGGGAAAAGAACAAAGATAATGTTTGGGGGGCCAAATGACACATCCACTCGGTATTCCACGCATAACGCTTGCAGATCATGCGAGACGGCAAGAAGCCAGACTAACGCTAGAGAAGTGGGATGAGATCCGCAAACGTGAGGCACGTGAGAAGGAATATCTGACAACCACACGCCCAGCGTTCAATCATGGGCTTTACGGCAAAGATTATGGACATAGGCGCAAAGATGACTAAGAAACCGCTAGGCAGACCAAGTTCATTCACGCAGGAGATTGCTGACGAGATCTGTGTGAGAATCTCTGGAGGCGAATCATTGCGGTCGATCGTGCTCGGTTCGCATATGCCGGATCGTGCGACTGTGTTTAGATGGCTTGTCGCGCATCAAAACTTCCGCGACCAATACGCACGTGCGCGTGAAGCTCATGCTGATTCGCTGGTCGATGATATGCTTGCAATTGCTGATGCTGAGTATGAAAGCAACGAGGCAATCACGGCTGCTCGGCTCAAAATTGACACGCGCAAATGGTTGGCTGGCCGCATGTCGCCGAAGAAATACTCTGAGCAAAAGATGGCTCTCACTGGTCCGTCTGGTGATGGCCCGGTGCAGATCAACATGCAAGTCATTGATCCTGCTACATTAGCGCCCGAAGCAATGGTGCAGATACAAGAGGCTTTGACACTGGCAATAGAGGCCCAAGAAGCGCCAGATGACGAAGAGTAAGCAAAATGTTTCACGTGAAACAATTCCAACGGGTGTTCTTCTACCGGGTATTGAGCGGATTACGGGTAGCGCTGCACCTATTGACGCAAAGGAAACGCTGAGGCAGTTCCGAGCATTCCAGCTGCAAGACAATCTTTACAGCTTCATGCGCTACTTCTGGCCGGTGGTTGATTCGGCTGAGTTCGTGGAAGGCGGCTTTGCCATCCAAGCGGTGTGTGAGCATCTGACCTCGATGGTCGATGGCACTGGCATCCGCAATCTGATCATCAACATTCCGCCGCGTTTCTCTAAGTCATTGATTTGTATGACGTTCTTTCCTGCATGGGTGTGGGCGCAACGTGAGATCACGCCGACATCGGGGCCGGGCGTTCAGTTCCTGTGTGCGTCTTACGGTTTGAACCTATCATTGCAGGACAGCGTGAAGTGCCGCCGATTGATTTCTTCTAAGCAATACAATGACTTATACCCACATGTTAAACTAACAGGTGATGTTAACGCCAAGCAGCGGTTTGAGAACTCGCTCGGTGGATCTCGCATTGCAACATCGGTGGGCGCATCGACAACGGGTTTCGGTGGTGACTTCCTGCTGCTCGATGACCCGAACAATGCGCTTGAGGCGAACTCGGACGCGGTGCTTGAGACGACAACCGACTGGTTCGACAATGCATGGTCAACCCGTCTGAACAATCCGAAGACTGGCTGCCGTGTGGTGATCCAGCAGCGTCTCAGTGAGCGAGACATCACTGGCCACATCCTGTCGCGTGACGTAGGTGACTGGTGCCATTTGGTGCTGCCTATGCGGTTTGAGCCAGAGCGCAAGTATATGACCGTCATCGGCTGGGAAGATCCACGCACGATTGAGGGTGAGCTGCTGTGGGAAGATCGCTTCGGTGAGGATGAAGTGCGGTTGTTAGAAGCCACGCTTCTCACTGGAGCGGCTGGTCAGCTGCAACAGCGCCCTACACCTGCCGGTGGTGGTGTCATTAAGCGTGAGTGGTTCCAGCCTTGGCTAGAGGAGAAATACCCTCCATTCTCGATCGTCATCATGTCGGTGGATACGGCATACACGACAAAGCAGGAGAACGACTTCAGCGCCATCACGGTCTGGGGCATCTTTGAGGAGCCATCGGGCGTGTCGGCTATCCAAGGCCCGGGCGGTCGCGTGAGCACCAGCTTCGCACGTGTTGAGACTGAGGACATCCCACGGATCATGATGGTGCATGCATGGCGGGGCAAGGTCGAGTTCCACGAGTTGACCGAGATGGTGGCCAAGATGGCCAGAGACCACAAAGTGGACATCATCCTGAACGAAAACAAGGCGGCAGGGCATTCGTTGGAGCAGGAGCTGCGGCGCGTATATGCCCACGAGGATTGGCAGGTGAGGCTTGAGAACCCCGGCGCAATGGACAAGGTAGCCAGAGCCTATGCGATCCAGCATTTGCTTGCTGACGGGCTTATATATGCGCCGTGCCTCGATGAAGCTGGTATGCAGTTCCGTGTCTGGGCGGACATGGTGATCACTGAATGTGAAAGCTTTCCTAAAGGCAAGAACGACGACCTCGTGGATACGCTGGTGCAGGCACTGACATTCATGCGTAAAACGGGCATGATTACACGTGCGGTGGAGAAAGCGGCAGAAGTGAGCGCCAGCAAGGTCTTCCGTGGTAATAACGACCACAAACCACTATACCCAATCTAGGGAAAGTAGTGTAATAGTATTGATTAAGTATATTTGAAGGATAAGCCATGCCTATTACGCCCGGACTTAGCGGCAACATACGTATGCCCGGCGACGAATCCAAGGCCGTCAATGTTGACGGTGTTGATGTCGTCATTGAGCAGGAAGGCCCGAAAGGCGATACGC